TTCGGGCGGCGGTGATAACACCCGCCAAGCTTATTGTGGCACCGGCGTCATGGCAGCAACTTTCTATGTTGCAAACGCGGCTGTCGCTGGCAACGTTGTCGTTGCTTCTGGCACTACCACTCCCCTGATTCTTCCTGCAAACGCTGTTGTCACGTCTGTGATCATCACGAACGGTCTGACTTCAGGCACGATGAATGTCGGCTACACCACTATTGATGGTGCAACTTCGAACGCTGCGTTCTACGTTTCGGCGTTGGCTGCTACCTCTGCAAAGACTGTTACTCCTGGCGCTACCGGCGCAGGTGCTGGCATCGGAACAGCAGGCAGCCCAACCAAGAACTTCACCGTTACAAGTGAAAGCGCAAGCTCGGCTGTTGGCGACGTTGCTGGCTACATCACGTACTACGTGAATGATCCTCTGTTCGGTCAGCAGAACAACTGATAGGGGGCCGCTATGGCTATGCAATCAGACGTTCGGCCAGCCAACTGTCCTGCCGGGGCGACCACTGTCGCGTATGAGGGCCGCACCCGTTTAAAGGGCGGTTTGATTCAGTTCTCAGGTACGGCAACCGTTCTTATCAAAGACGGTACGTCAAACCTTGTGATCTTCACGGCGCCAGGCACGGCAGGTGTATCTCCGCTGAACATTCCTGATCAGGGAATAGTCTGCCGGTCTAACCTTACGGTGACCACGAGTGCAGGCGCAAACGTGACGGTGTTCTATGGCTAAGACTCCGGCATGGACGAGGAAAGAGGGAAAGAATCCCGAGGGCGGATTGAACGCCAAAGGGAGAGCCTCTGCGAAAGCGCAAGGCATGAACTTGAAACCTCCCCAGCCGGAAGGCGGCGCTCGCAAGAAATCCTTTTGCGCCAGGATGTCAGGTATGAAGAAAAAGCTGACAAGCGCCAAGACAGCGAACGATCCGAATAGTCGTATTAACAAATCTTTACGAAAGTGGAAGTGCTGACCGTGGACCTCGCATTTGTATGGAACGGCGCGTTATCGCTGTTCGTGGGCTTGTTTGCGTATATCGCTCATGAGAAGTTCTCTGAGCTTGCGCGGATCACGATCTTGTTGAACAAGACGCGTGAGGAGATTGCACGAGACAACGTCACCAAGGCGGAAGTTGACCGCATCACCGATCACATAGATCAACGATTCAATCGTCTGGAAACCAAGATAGACCAGCTGATTGAGTCACAAAGGAGAGTGTTATGAAGAAGAAGGCAAAGCGCTATCAGTCTGGTGGCGTTCTACGCGACCGATTTGGTAATCCTGTGAGATCAGGTTCTGGTGATGTGGTTAGAACTGGTTATCCAGATCGTTCGTATGATGAGCAAGCATCTGCCTCTATGACGGAAAGCAGCGACTACAGCGGTCGTCGATCACGCTCGCCTGAACCATCGAGCGCAGAAGATTCAAGCATGACCAGTGATTACATGCCGCGTAGAACATTCAAGATGCCAGACCTTGGCGGCGAGGATAGTTCTGAGACGCGCAAGATTACAGATTACATTCGGACAAGTCCTAAAGAGGACAGTGTGTCTGAGACCATCAAGGAAGAGGTCAAGGCAAAACCAAAGCCAAAACCAAAACCTCGCAAGCGTGTAAGTCAATCGTTTGGCGTGGATGAGGCTGGCATTGAAGAGCGCAGCAAAGCAGCAAAGTCAGACACTCCATACGGCAAAAGCGAGCGACTCAAGGCGCTTATGGGAACTTTCTCTCCAGAGCGTTCTTCCAAGCGTTACGCAGAATCCACTCCCTATGCTCGTTCAAAGATGGGCATGAAGTCTGGCGGCAAGGTTAGCTCTGCATCCTCGCGGGCAGACGGTATTGCTCAACGCGGCAAAACCAAAGGAAGAATGGTATGAGAAAGCGCAGAAAGTTTGCCGACGGTGGCGTGACAGGTCAGACCCAGCAGCCTACATATCCGTTCTACGGTAATCAGCCTATGGCCGGTGGTCAGAGTGGCGGCATGAATCAGACGTTCAACATGCAGCCGCAAGCCATGTCAGGTCCAAACGATCAGATGACGCAGCGCTTTGCCAAAGGTGGTCAGGCAAAGGTAGGCAAGGTCATGTCAGAGTTCAAGTCCGGCAAGCTGAAGAGTTCATCCGGGCAGAAGGTAACCAACCCCAAGCAGGCTATTGCTATCGGGCTATCCGAGGCTGGCCTTTCCAAGAAAGCTAAAGGAGGCGAGATGAAAGAGTCAAAGGCAATGATGAAAAAAGAGGTGTCCTTCATGAAAAAGAAGGGTGCGCCCAAGTCTATGCTGAAGCATGAGATGGCAGAGGCTGGCATGAAGCACGGCGGCAAGGTCAAGAAGATGGCTTCTGGCGGTTTGGCTGCGGGTCACAAGTCGGCAGATGGCGTTGCACACAAGGGCAAGACCAAGGCTATGCAAGTTAAGATGGCCAAGGGAGGTGCAACCAAGATGCGCAAGGGCGGTTACTGCTGATGATGTCATCTCGCGGCATGGGCGATATCGCCCCTAGCAAAATGCCAAAGGCGAAGAAGAAGTCTCGCCGGGACAACACCGACTTCACGCAGTACAAAGAAGGCGGCAAGGTGAACGCTGCTGGTAATTACACCAAGCCAGAACTGCGTAAGCGGATCGTGGCGCAGGTAAAGGCAGCGGCTACTCATGGCACTGGTGCAGGGCAATGGTCAGCCCGCAAGGCACAGCTAGTGGCCAAGAAATATAAGGCAGCAGGAGGAGGCTATCGTGGCTAGCAAGTTTCCAGATTTGACCGGCGACGGCAAGGTAACGCAGGCAGACATTTTGAAAGGTCGCGGCGTTGAAGGCATGAAGAAGGGTGGTTCCACAAAAAAGTGGATCCAGAGCGCGATCAAAAAGCCGGGCGCCCTACGCTCTCAGCTTGGCGTAAAAGGCGACAAGCCGATACCCGCTAAGAAGCTAGCCTCTGCTGCCAAGAAGCCTGGGAAGCTAGGCCAGCGTGCGAGATTGGCACAGACGTTGAAGAAGATGAAGTGAGAGTGTGATGCCGGGTCAAGGTATAGCTCCTTACGGTTTTCGTTACGCTGAAAAACTAAGTGATCCTATTGAAGTTAAAAGAAAAGGATATTTTGGAAAACTACCCGCAAAAGGCGGTAGAACATCCACTGAAATATCAGTTAGTGACGAGAAAGGGAATAGCTACCCTTTGCTTGTACCTGGGTTGACGAAGGCAGAAATAAAACGACTGTTGGACGATAAAAAACCAACAGATGCTATGTATGATAAAGCCGAAAGACATGCGGCAAAACGTAAAGCGGAAGGTAAAAGTCCGTTTGCAGAAGATTCAGAGTTGCGGTATCCATTACCAGAAATGAAAAAAGGCGGCAAAGTGTCTTCTGTTTCAAAACGTGCAGATGGAATAGCGCAACGTGGTAAAACACGAGGCAAAATGGTATGAAAGCACCGCAGCAGAGCCTGAAAGACTGGGGCGAGCAGAAGTGGCGCACAAAGAGTGGCAAGCCATCGTCGAAGACTGGCGAAAGGTACCTGCCGGAAAAGGCGATAAAAGCGTTATCGCCGGCAGAGTACGCAGCGACGACAAGGGCAAAGCGGGCAGGAAAGAAAGCGGGCAAGCAGTTCGTGAAGCAACCCAAGAGCATAGCTCAGAAGACGGCGAGATTTAGGTAATGGCCTACACCACCTCTACGACGGACTTTAACCCGACGGTCAATGAGATCTTCGAAGAAGCCTTTGAGAGATGCGGGCTGGAGATGCGTACGGGCTATGATTTCCGCACAGCTCGGCGTAGTCTGAACTTGTTGCTGACGGAATGGGCTAATCGTGGCATCAATTTGTGGACTATTGAATCTGGAACAATCCCGCTTGTGCAGGGGCAGATAACCTATGATCTACCTGTTGATACCGTGGATCTACTTGAACATGTTATTCGAACCAATCCTGGGCAGATCGGTACGCAGTCAGACATCAACATCAACAGAATCTCCGTCTCCACTTACGCGACGATCCCGAACAAGCTCACGCAAGGCCGCCCGATCCAAGTCTGGGTGAACCGCCGCAGCGGGCAGACAAGTGATGCGCCCGGCGCTACACAGCAGAATCCGCAGATCAACGTATGGCCAAGCCCAGATCAAGGTACGGCACAGACACCGTATTACTACTTTGTGTACTGGCGGCTGCGCAGGATGTTTGACGCAGGCAACGGCGTGAATGTGGAAGATATTCCATTCCGTTTTCAGGAGTGCCTGATCTGTGGTCTGGCATACCGGCTGGCGATGAAGTTGCCGGGTGGTCTGGAGCGGTTACAGTTTTTGAAGGCGCAGTACGACGAGGCATGGGAAATGGCGGCGGGCGAGGATCGGGAGAAGGCTCCAGATCGGTTAGTGCCACGCATGATCACGTACAGGTGATGTATGCCAAGTAAGTATGCGAGTGGTAAGAACAGTATTTCCGAGTGTGATCGGTGTGCGTTCAGGTTTCCTCTAAAGGTGCTGAAGACGCTGACGATCAAGACGAAGAACGTAAAGATCAAGGTGTGTCCCACATGTTGGGAGCCTGACCAGCCGCAGCTCAGTCTCGGTATGTACCCGGTCAACGACCCGCAGGCTGTGCGGGAGCCGAGACCGGATCTGTCGTACTGGCAGTCAGGGATGACGGGTTTGCAGACGGCCTACAACTCTGGCACGGGCGAATTGCAGGATGGTTTTCCGGGTGGTGGTAGCCGGATAATTCAGTGGGGTTGGGCGCCGATAGGTGGCGCTAGAGCAAATGATGATGGGCTGACACCGAACAACTTGGTAGCGGTGACAACGGTAGCAAATGTGACTATCAACTAGGAGTGAATGATGGACAAGATGAAGCAGGTAGCCAAGGCCGAGGTGAAAGCGCATGAGAAGCGTATGCACAAAGGCATGAAAAAAGGTGGCGTGACTACAGCTGATCTGAAAAAATACGGGCGTAATCAAGCGCGTATTCAGAATCAGAAAACCAAGTGAGGTTGAGATGGCCAAGTACTCGATGAAAAAAGGTGGCAAGGAAGTGGGTCCCGCTTCTGTTTATGCGCCGCCGCACACGATGACTGGCAAGGCCGTATCTGCCAAGTTGAAGAAGATGGAAGACCCGAACAACATCGCGGTAGACAAGCTGGGGCCGAAGACGGCTGTGCAGCGTGTGTCTGCGGGCGATCCTGGCCGCGAGGATACCAAGACCACCGGCATCAAGATCCGTGGTACTGGCGCGGCTACCAAAGGCGTGATGGCTAGAGGTCCGATGGCATGACATATACCGAGTTAGTCGCGGCAATACAGTCGTACACGGAGAACTACGAGCAGGAGTTTATCTCCTACATTCCTACGTTCATCCGTCAAACCGAAACGCGTGTGTACAACACCGTTCAGATACCGGCTTTACGCGCTAACAAAACGGGTATTTTGTCTGCCAACAACAAGTATCTTTCTGCGCCGGGCGACTTCTTGGCGGTGTACTCGTTTGCGGTAATTGAAGATTACGGCACGGCCAACGAGACGTATCACTACTTGCTGAACAAGGATGTGAACTACATTCGTGAAGCCTACCCAACGCCCGCAGACACGGGCTTGCCGCTGTACTACGGGATTTTTGGTCCATCGGTAAGTAGCAGTATTGTGACGGACGAGTTGACATTTATTCTTGGGCCGACGCCAGATCAGGCCTACACGGCAGAGTTGCACTACTACTACTACCCTGAGTCGATCACGACGGCGGCAGACGGGCGGACATGGCTGGGTGATAACTACGATCCAGTGCTGTTGTATGGCAGTCTGCGTGAGGCGTATTTGTTTATGAAGGGTGAGCAGGATTTGATTGCCAATGTAGAGGGCAAGTATAACGAGGCCATGGGTCAGCTGAAGCGTCTGGGTGACGGCATGGAGCGTCAGGATGCGTACAGAAGTGGTCAGGTTAGGGTGAAGGTCACATGACGATTTATCAAGGCTTGACTACCAAGTTCAAGGTGGACATTTTGAATGGCCGTCAGAACATTGCGTCTGACACGTTGAAGATGGCGTTGTACGACGGGTATGCGGATCTGAATGAAAACACAGAGGTGTATTCGACGACGAATGAGGCTAGTGGAACTGGGTACGTAGCGGGCGGTAACACGCTAGTCAACGTGACAATAAATTCCACCAGCAACGGCATTGTTTATGTAAGCTTCGACAATGTGGTGTGGAACCCGGCGGAGTTTACGGTAAGAGGTGCGTTGATTTACAACTTCACACGGAGTAATGCGTCGGTGGCTACCTTGGATTTTGGTAGTGACAAGACGCAGGCTGGCAACGGCACATTTACTGTAACTTTACCCCCTGACACAGCGTCGAGTGCGCTGATTCGTATTAATTAAGGAGTAATCATGACTACTGAAAAATCCAAAAGCAGCGACGCGGTGGCAAGCGCGGTTGCGAAGAAATCTGGTTTTACCGAGCAGACATCTGGTGGCGGCGTATTTACGGTGACTTGTTACGACAGTGACGGTAATCAAAAGTGGGTAGATGTTTGCCCTAACTTGGTGGTAAACGTCGGTTTGCAGGACATGAACGCCAAGTTTTTCACGGGCAGCGCGTACACGGCGGCTTGGTATATTGGTCTGGTTAACGGTACTTCTGCGAGTACCACGTTCTCTGGCGGCGACACGTTGGCATCTCACGTAGGCTGGGATGAGAACAGCAGCTACACCGGCAACCGTAAAGCACTGAGCTTTGGCGCGGCAACGTTGAACGACCCGTCAAATATCAACAATGCTTCCTCGGCAGCTTCTTTCACCATGAACGCCAACGCTACGATTGCAGGTGCGTTTGTGGCTAACGTAGCTACCGGCACGTCTGGCGTGCTGTTTTCGGTGTCTGACTTCCAGTCGCCTGGTGACCGTACGGTGGTGAGCGGCGATGTTCTGAACATTACATATTCGTTCAGTCTTGATGCTTCCTGATAGGAGAGAACCATGAGTTTCAAAAAAGGCGATATTGTCAAGGTAAAAACGGTTGTGCCGGAGGGTCCGATCATCAAGATGCGTATGGATGATGATGGCACGATCTACTACTTGTTGGAGTGGTTGAACAGCGACGGCACTCCGGCGGAGCGTTGGTTTACGGAAGATCAGCTGGTAGCGGTGGGGTAATTTGTGGCTGTTGTCGACGGCGGCTGGGGTAGTGGCACATGGGCAGAGGCGGCATGGGGTTGCTCTGTTTACTATCCGGTTATTTCCAATGCGGGCTGGGGTCTAGGTGCGTGGGGATCTGACGGATGGGGTTTGGGTGATGGTGGGTTAGTCAGAGTATCTGATACTACCGAGTCGCCACTGAATCCAGCCATACAGGCCTCGATAGCAGAGTCGGCAGTTGCCAGTGATCAGGTATTAGGTGAGCGAACGTTCACTGGAGCCGTGACCGAGGCTAGTGTAGCAAGTGAAACAGTGGTTGCCGGAACAACTATAGCCAGCGCTGTCAGCGAGCAGGTAAATGTATCTGAAACGGTTTCATCGCTCTTTGTCATCAACGGCAGGGTAGTTGAGTCAGTTGTCGGCTCGGAGTTAATAAGAAGCCTTGTTACTTTGGGCGCGTCGGTCATAGAATCGGCGGTCACAACTGACGTTATCAGAGCCACGCCGCAGTTTCCGACAAACATTGCGGAGTCGGTGGCAGGCAACGAGACTGTTTCTGGAGCGCCAGCATTTCCTGGCAGCATTGCGGAGAGCGTGGCAACAAACGAAACAACCTCGGCAGCACCAGGTATTGCAGCGTTTGTGAATGAAAATATAGTTGGACAAGACAGTTTAAGTGGAAAAGTTGTACTGCAAAATGCTATTGCAGAAGCCATGGCAGCAGCAGACTTGGTTTCTTCGCTAGGTATTTTTCAAGTAACAATAATTGATAGTTTGCAAGCATCAGAAGAAACAGGCGTCTTTGGCACGGTGCGAAGGAGTATTTCTGAATCGGCAACAGCGTCTGACCGGGTTACCCGCAGATTCTTGTGGGAGTTTATAGATGACAGCCAGAACGTGAGTTGGCAGATCATAAATACCATTGAGTAAGGAAGAATTATGCCTAGTACATATTCCCAGCTAAAGATCGAGCTGATCGGCACGGGCGATCAGGCGGGTACGTGGGGGGCAACCACTAACGTAAACCTTGGCACGGCGGTAGAGGAGGCGATCACAGGTAGCGCCAACGTCACGTTTGCGAGTTCAAACGTAGCGCTTGCTCTGACCGACACGAACGCGGCGCAGACAGCGCGTAACTTGCGGCTGAACTTGGTCGGCACTATTTCTAGTCAGCAGCACTTATTCGTGCCACCAATAGAAAAGCAGTACCTTGTGGTCAATGGCCTGACCAATTCTGTGATCATTGCCAACGGGTCAAACACGGGCGCGACTGGTACCACGTTTACGCTGCCTGCCGGGCGCAGTTCTATCGTATTCAACGACGGTACCAACATTAACGATGTAGTCACGTTTGTATCTACGCTGGGCAACGTAACAATCACTGGTGGCACTGCAAACGCGCTGACCATCAGTAATGTCAGCATCGTAAGCGGCAACATCAACAACATTACATCCAACGCTTCTACGTTTACGAATGCCACGATCACGACGGCGACGGTGAATGGCGGCACGGCAAACGGTGTTCAGTCAAGTAACGTGACTATTGTGAGTGGTGCTGTGGGGAATACGACAATCAATGCGTATACCGAGGGCATTACCACAGGGTTTTTGAATACCGGCAGTGCTTATACGATTAACATTGCCAACAGCACGATCATTACTGCAAACTTGTCTGCTACGTGTACGTTCACGATGCCGACTGCGACAGCGGGCAAATCGTTTATCTTGATGTTGAAGACCGGTGCAGGCACAAATACAGCGACGTTCTCAGGCGTCAAGTTTGTGGGTAACACGGCGCCAACAATTACGGCTACTGCAAACCGTATGGATATCCTAACGTTTACGGCAGACGGCACAAACTGGTATGGCAATTACGCTCAAGGTTACGTTCCATAACAGGAGCAATTGATGTTCGCGTATACAAAAATTATGCAGGCGTTGGCTGCTGCCGGTGGCGGCACATTTTCTGTTGTCCAGACCTTCACCGCATCTGGCACTTGGACTTGTCCTACCGGCGTGACCGAGGTTGAGTACTTAGTTATAGCCGGTGGTGGTGGAAGTGGCTCGCAACAAGGTGCGGCAGGTGGCGCTGGAGGATTTCGCACTGGTACGGGATTGTCGGTAACAGCAGGAACTGATTACACCGTAACAGTAGGAGCAGGTGGGAATGGTGGTGCTTCTGGTGCAAAAAATCCGGGGTCAAAAGGTTCTGATTCAGTATTTAGCTCCATAACATCTACAGGTGGTGGTTTCGGTGGTGCGGCCACTGCTGCTGGTGGTTCAGGTGGTTCTGGCGGCGGCGGCGGCGGTGAAACAGCAAATGCTGCTGGTGCAGGGAATACTCCTTCTACATCTCCGGCTCAAGGTAATAATGGTGGAGCGGGTGGCAATGGTGCGCCAAATTACGGGGCGGGAGGTGGAGGCGGTTCTGGTGGGGTTGGGGGAAGCGGAACAACAACATCAGGCGGGAATGGTGGATTAGGAACCTCCTCATCGATTAGTGGTGTTTCTACTACATATGCTTCTGGTGGCGCAGGAGGGAGTTATATGGGCGGTACAGTTGGAACCGCCCCT